TGGGCACCGCCCAGTCACCTAGCTGCACCAGATGCCCCAGAGGGATTTGTGCATCGCTGGATACGAGTTGCAATGCGAGGCGAGGAAGACAAAATGAATGTCAACTCCAAGCTTCGTGAAGGATGGGAACCTGTCCGGAAAGACGAGTATCCAGACTATGAGGCCCCAACTATCGACGATGGTCGGTATGCAGGCGTTATAGGACAAGGTGGACTGATGCTATGCCGAATGCCTGAACAGACAGCTCGCGAAAGAAACGAGTACTACGGGGGCCGAACCCGCGAACAGATGACAGCTGTAGACCAGGACCTAATGAAGGAACAACATCCTTCAATGCCGATCCACAATGATCGGCAAAGTCGTGTAACTTTTGGTGGTCGTGAACGCGACTCCAATTAATTTAGAGGATTGCTACAATGGCAAACAGTAATGGTGCCTTCGGACTACGTCCGATTGGCGTAGTCGGTCAGGCTACGAACACCACTGGTATGACTGAGTACCGTATTGCCTCTGGAAACACCAACTCTATCTACCAAGGCTCACCTGTTATCCCGCTTTCAACTGGCTTTATTGACATTGTTGGCGCGGCGGCAGGCGGCACGGTAGGTTTACTAGGCGTTTTCTGGGGTTGCGAATACGTTTCTTCAGCATCTGGTGTAAAAGTCTACTCCAACTCTTGGCCTGGGTCAGGCGCGGATAGTAATCATCCCGTCACAGCCTTTGTCTATGACAACCCAATGCAGACATTTGTTATCTGTTCAGACGCTTCGCTTACAAGCGAAGCAACTGCGCGTGGGCATGTGTTCGCAAACGCAAACTTCGCAGCGGGTGCTTCCGGGTCTTCGGTCTCCGGTATCTCTTCTGCTAAGTTGGGTGTCAGCACAATCGCATCAACTGCGGCATTGCAGCTTCGTATTATGGGTATTCAAAACGACCCAGACAATGCGGACTTTGCAGCGGCTGGTGTCCCCTTAATTGTTCGATTGAATAACAGCTTTAATTCCGCCAATGGCGCGATTGCTGCTGGTACTCCTTCGACTACTGGCGTTTAAAGGAGGTCTAGAAAATGGCTATTTCACGCGCACAATTAGCGAAGGAGCTAGAACCAGGTCTCAACGCCCTGTTTGGTATGGAGTACAACAAGTACGAAAACCAACATGCAGAGATCTTCACAACAGAGTCTTCTGATCGAGCATTCGAGGAAGAGGTTATGTTGAGTGGTTTCGGCGCAGCACCAACCAAATCGGAAGGTTCTGCTGTAAACTTTGACGACGCTAACGAAGCATACACTGCTCGTTACAACCACGAAACAGTGGCGTTGGCGTTCTCAATCACTGAGGAAGCTATCGAGGACAATCTCTATGATCGTCTTGGTTCACGTTACACTCGTGCGTTGGCTCGTTCAATGGCGCACACAAAGCAAGTCAAAGCTGCTTCAGTACTTAACAACGCCTTTACTGGTGGTGCTAGTGCTGGCGGTGACGGCGTTGCTCTTTGCTCCGTTTCCCACCCGCTAACTAACGGCGGCACATTCGCAAACACTCCAGTAGTGGCTGCTGATTTGAACGAAACTTCCTTGGAAGACGCTCTGATCAACATCGCTGGTTTTGTTGACGAGCGTGGCTTGAAGGTCGCACTGCGCGGCACCAAGTTGGTCATCCCGCGTCAACTGCAATTCGTTGCAGAACGCTTGATGGTTTCAAACTTGCGTGTTGGCACAGCCGACAACGACACTAACGCGCTCCGCTCAATGGGCATGTTGCCTGATGGTTATGCCGTCAACGACTTCCTCACTGATCCGGATGCATTCTTCGTGTTGACAGATGCTCCTCGTGGTATGATCCACTTTGAGCGGACACCACTTTCCACTAAAATGGAAGGTGACTTCGACACGGGTAACATGCGCTTTAAGGCGCGTGAGCGTTATAGCTTCGGCTTCTCCGACCCACGTTGTGTCTACGGCTCTAACACTTAATAACTGCTAATGGCGGTTTGGAAGGGGCCATTGTTTTGGCCCCTTTCTTTTTTCATGGAGGAAGAAATGGCTGAATGGAAGAACGGAGACATGCGTCTTGGGCCGTCTGGAAACAACACTGATGAAACGAAAGTTCCGGGGTCATACGACAAGTGCAGTTTCTACATTGTTATAACTGGAACCGACCAGATTGAAAACGAACGCCCCGAGACTAAAGAGTGGGAAATTGAATTTAATGTTTATAAGTCAAACCAGACACAGAAAAAGAAATCTGGCGTGATTAAAACTGGGGATGAGTGGAAATGCAGCTTTGATCTGGATTGGCCACCAGCAAGTACAACGACAAAACTCACAATCAAATCACAAGCCGGTTCCGCAGATGAAGGCGTGATTGTCCGGTTTGATTTTAGGGGGTCTCACTGATGAAGAAACTTATATTGGCTTTGATATTGCTGGGCGGGACGGCACAAGCAGAGATCACCACTTGCACGGGCGATTATGCGCTGTGCGCCGCATCAACGTGCAAACCAACGGGGAAGATGATTACTGGGGCCAGCGGCATCGCCTACCCAGAGGTGGCTTGTAAATGCCCTATCCTCAACGGAGAGGCTATCGCAGACACCACAATGGGCAATATGCAGGGTTCATGCAATCCAACCGATAGTGAGCATGTGTGGAGCTTGTTTGCCCCCAAGAAATACTATCCGCAAGAGGCCAGCAACTTTAGCAGGCTGGTGCGAAACATGAAGGTGACTGTGCAGGAATGCGATGCAAGTCTTAACCAAGGCGCTAGGGCCAGCAACTGCTTTAGTTGGAACTGCGAGATTGGTCCTAATGGTATAGCAGAATGCAAGTGCCCTATGGGTCAAGAGCCGCCTGCAACCACGTTCTTGACTGAAGCAGGCCAAGGAAACCCAGAGGCTTGCTACCAGCACCCAGTAAGCCTTCCTGTCGCCACGGAAGTTCTGGAGGAGTAAAGAGGCACTTTCTTTTTAATTAAGCCTGTTGTATCGTATAAGCATCCCTGACAGTCGCATGGTGCGGCTGACATTTACCTCGACAGGAGATTCTCATGGGTACTACAACTTTTTCAGGCCCGATACGGGCAGGTAATATCAAGAATACAACAGGCACAACTGTAGGCACGAACATCGCCAATGTTGGCTATGTTACGATGATGCAGGCGCACACAATGGATCTTTCCGGTGGAGCGATTGCCGCGGGTGCCACGACTATGGTGATCCCTGCAAACTCTCACATCATTGATGTTGTTGTCGATTTGTCTACAGCAGCGAACACAACCTCAAACATTAGTGTTGGTGATACAGTTGGCGGAGCTACAACAATCATAAACACCTTGGCTACTGGTACAACTGCTGGTCTCAAAACCATCACCACACAGGGTGGCGGCACAGGAGAATGGGCTAATACTGGCACGGCTGATCTTAAACTTACGGTTACAAACAGCGCGGCGACTACCGCTGGTGTTGCAGTGATTAAGGTTCTGTACGCACAAGCATACAACACCGCAATCCAACCGTAAGGAGTAGTTGAATGGCTGGCTCAGACATAAATGCGTATACTCATGCGCAAGGTGCGGCGGCGGCTCTTATAGGGCCGTCTAGATCGCGACTTCAGGCCGTAAACATATACGCAACTACGGCGGGCTCGTTCACTCTTACCAATGGTAGCGGGGGAGCAACGCTGTTAACGCAAAAGTTTCCCATAGGTATGAACGAGATCTACATTCCTGAAAATGGGATGTTGTTTACCTCTGGGGTCTTCATTTCGGCGCTTACGGGCGCTGCAACCGAACTCACGTTTTTCCTAGCGTAGGGAAAACGCATGGCTAAGATCGACAAGTCAAAGATGAAGTGCAACACTCCGAAACGCCAGATATCTGGCGGAAAAAAGTCTGTTGTAAAGGCTTGTGATAAAGGCAAAGAAAAGATTGTTCGTTTTGGCGATGCCAACATGACAATCAAAAAAGACAACCCTAAACGGCGCAAGTCGTTTAGGGCTCGTCATGGTTGTGACGAAGGTACGTTAGACAAACTAAAGGCCAAATACTGGTCATGTAAGGCGTGGTGACGATATGAAGGTTGATCTGCAACAAGTTATTTCTGTGCTAGCTTTTAGCATGTTAGGTTGGGCTTCGTTGCAGGTTTATCAAATGAACGCTAGTGTAAGTTTAATTTCTTACAAAGTGGACGAGAATTACAAGATGATAAAGCCTATGTGGCAGGATTTTTTGGTGAGGAGCGCAAGAAATGATGAATCGTGGAACGATGAGTTTTCAAGTTTCAACACCTCCGGAAAGGACAAGTGACATGAGTTTATACGAAAACATTCGAAACCGCAGAGAAAGCGGAAAGCCTATGCGGAAAAAAGGTGCAAAGGGTGCCCCTAGCGACCAAGACTTTGTTAATGCGGCTAAGACTGCTAAAAAACCAAATGGCATGATGAATGGCGGGATGGTTAAAAAAGGATATAAGAACGGTGGCTGCGTAATGGCGGGCCGAGGTGTCCGTGACACGAAGATGGGATGAATAGATGACAACATCGGGATCAAGCGACTTTAACCTCGATGTCGCTGAGATAATTGAGGAAGCGTATGAGCGGTGCGGGCTAGAGGTTCGTACTGGTTATGACGCTCGTACTGCGCGTCGATCCCTTAACTTGATGTTTGCAGAGTGGGCGAACCGAGGGCTAAACCTGTGGACTGTTAAGCAGGCTTTTTTCACTGTCACAGAAGGCACCTCCGAGTACACCTTGGAGTCGAGCGTGGTTGATTTGTTGGACGTTGTCCTGCGCAGAGATAATACGGACTATGAGGTCCAACGGATTAGCCGGGGCGATTACGCCACCATACCTAACAAGACAACGCAAGGCAGGCCGAGCCAGTTCTGGCTAGACCGCCAGATTGACCCCAAGCTGTACCTTTGGTCTGTTCCAGAGAACTCTACTGATCAGATTCGTTACTACTATGTGCGTAGAATTCAAGACGCTGACGATCTGGTTAACACGACGGACATGCCTTTCCGGTTTTATCCTTGCATGGCAGCGGGCTTGGCTTACTACATGGCCGTTAAACGCGCCCCGGATCGGGTTCAAATGCTAAAGACTATCTACGAAGAAGAGTTCCAACGCGCTGCGGACGAAGATCAGGGCCGTACTCCGTTGAAACTACAACCTAGCCTGGCTTATTTGAGGGTCTAATGCCTTACGCAGCGGGAAAGAATGCTTGGGGAATATCTGATCGGTCTGGTCGCCGTTACCGCCTTCGCGAGATGAAGGTGGAGTGGACGGGGGCCAAGGTTGGTCCTGATGAGTTTGAAACGAAACAGCCTCAGTTGTTTCCTCCGAAAGCCTTTCCGGATCCACAAGCGTTGATGAACCCGCGCCCAGAGACGGGCTTGGCGGCACAACGGGCGATACAGTGGGGTTGGAACCCGGTGGGGTTTGCTAGCATCCCTGGAATTAGTCCTCCGAGTACCTTGGTTGCTACAGGACAGGTCGGAGTAGTTACGGTGGTTACAGCATGAGTTTTACATACAGCGAGTTAAAGCAGGCTATCAAAGACTATACGGAGTACGAAGAAGCAGGGTTTGTAACCAACATTCCTTTGTTCATCCGGATGTCTGAGGAGCGGATACTGAAGAATGTACAGCTTAGTTTGTTCCGCAAAAACGCTACAGCAACGGTCACCGCAGAATACCAGTATCTAAGGATACCTGACGACTTCTTGGCTCCGTTCTCTT